GCTTAAAAGGGTATATATAAAAAAAGTAGATTATCTATATTATCTATATCACGGGGCTTCCCCTTTCCCTATGGCATTTACCCGCAAGTTCTTGGTTTTATTGGACTTTTTCTGTTACTTGACACGTAAAGTATGTAAGGTTTCACGATCTAAATTTTGAAAATGGTGTCAGGTAATTTGCCCATTTGTAGATTGTATAGTTAGATTGTGTCATGTTACCGCATTACTTGACACTTAGTCATAGAGCGGCCCCCCGATATGTAATATTAAAGCTGCCCCATAATGCGGAGCCGTAAGCCCCCGACGTATGGGTCTTATACATACATAAAAACAAGCCGGCCGCAGGCCAGCCAGAGTCCATCCACGGAAGCACGCAAGCGCATGAGATTTACAGGCAACAAAAAACCCGGCTTACGCCGGGTCGGTGGTTAGAAGCTCATCACTACAACGAGCAGGAAGTACAGGATCGGTGCCGCTATGATTGCTCCGAGGATTGCTTTGGTGTTTTCATCCATTATAAATCTCCAAATCGGGAGCCGGTTTCCCGGCTCCCTTGGTTTTACCATTTGGCGACGATTACCTCGAAGCCGTCTGCTTTTAGATCAGCGGCCAGCTTTATGGCCGCATTGCTTCGGCAGAACCAGCGCATGAAGATCATGCTGCCTTCGATCCAACGCACTTCATAGCGTCTTACTTCACGTTTCCTTGCTTTCATGGTTTTTCTCCAGTAAGGAAGTTTAGGAAATCCCGCCGGATTGCTCCGGCGGGGGTCTTGCTTAGGCTAAGTCTTGGTACTTGCTGACCTTGGCCTTGGTGGAGGTCATAGCGGGTGTTATCCATACTGCGGGTTTACCCCATTTGGCCGCTACCAGCGTTGCCTTGAACCCGGCTTTCAGCGCCTTGGTCACTGCCACAGGACTGATGACCTTGGCATCCTTGGCGAGCTTTTCGCTTGCTTCCGCCACATAGAAACTCCAACGGCAGAGTCCGGCCTTCTGTTTTGTCGCGGCCTCCACGGCCACCTCAACAATCCGGTCCACGTCGCTTGCCGTTAGCGTGCTGCCAGCAATTCCACGGTCCAGAAAAACACGGTTGGCCTCAACGTCAAACCGGACGCGAGCGGTGCCTTCAAATGTACGCATAGCGTATCTCCTAGCAAAGTTAAAGAACATCTCTTTCGAGAACTGGACCACCATTGATCCAGTGATTCCAGACTCTCATAACATTACAGAAGCGTCAAGTTATGAGAGGTTTCAAGGCTTGCGCGTGTGCTGGCGGGCTTGCGCTGGCGGGGCGCTGGTAACAGCAAGGGCGGGCACATGGATTGGCTTGGGCATGGCCCCCCCTATTTGTAGTAATCCCCTCATAACAAGACCCCAAAAAAGGACGTGTAAAGTTACGAACTTTTCATAACTCTGCTAATCTCACTATAGGGGGCGAAGAACGGAGTCTAGCAACGTGAGATTCGGTTGATGTACACACCCGCCCTCTTGACGTATTCGTCACTTCGTGCATATAGTTCGCCCATGGACACACTACCTCTGCACCACACTAAGTGGTCGGATCGTTTGGCCTTTGATGTTGCTCTCACTCTTGAGAGCAGTGGAGAGTCGCTGCAAGAAGTCATTGCACGTCACCGCATCTCAGCCAACGACATCCTGACCTTCAACGCTGATCCCATCTTTCTGAAGAAGGTGGATCACTACCGCACCGAGGTGCGGGACAAGGGCATGACGTTCCGGCTCAAGGCCCGTGCGCAGGCCGAAGAACTCCTGACAACATCTTGGATGTTGATCCACGACGCGGCTATATCGCCTGCGGTCAAGGCCGACCTCATCAAATCCACAGTTAAGTGGGCGGGGCTGGAGCCAAAGGATACCGGCCCGGGTGAAGGTGGCGGTGGCGGTGTTCGCATCACGATCAACCTTGGCGGCAACGTAAACGATGCGCGTACAATTGAAGCAACAACCATAGGGGCTGAGGATGTCACTACCATTGATCATTCGGAATCTGTTTAACCAGACTTACGATGGATTGCCTGCGGCGCGGTTTCGCTCCTCTGCTGAGGCGCACAATACAGAGGCCGCACTTCGGCTCGCCAGCCAGTCATACAAGACCAAGATCAATAAGTCCAAAAAGACTGGGCGTGAGTTTATTGTCATGCTTTTGGAGACACCGGAATGAATAAACCCCCTGTGTGGTGGGAAGACCCCATCTTTATTGGCACGGTCATTGGCATCATCGCTGTGATTGTCATTGCGCATTACTCCTGATATGCCACTGGATATTAACTATACACCCCCGCCAACCGGCAAGAAGTTCATGGAGGACAACGCTAAAATGCGTGTTCTCATGGGGCCGGTGGGTTCGGGTAAGTCAGTGACTTGCTCTTTCGAGGTTGTGCGCCGCGCCAGCATGCAGGCACTCGACGCCGATGGACGTAGGCGCACCCGCTGTGCCATCGTGCGAGAGACTGCACGACAGTTGCAGGACACGACCATCAAGACCTTTCTTGACTGGTTTCCGCCCGGGCAGTGCGGGCAGTACATGCGTACCACCAAAACTTACTTCTTCCAAGTGGGCGAGGTCGAGTGCGAGATTATGTTCCGAGCGTTGGACGACGCGGACGACGTAGCCAACCTGAACTCGTTGGAATTGACCTTTGCGTGGTTTAACGAGTGCTGCGATATCCACCCCGATATTATGGACGCCATGTCCAAGCGGGTTGGGCGTTTTCCGTCTGCCAAAGACGGAGGCCCGACGTGGCACGGGATGTGGGGTGATACCAACCCACCGACCATGGACACTTGGTGGTTCTATCAGATGGAGGGGCTTGACCCCAAGGATGGTGTGTCACCCAACAACAACGGCTGGTCTGTATTCAAACAACCTTCGGGAAGGAGCGCGTATGCTGAGAACATCGAGAACCTACCGGACGGGTACTACGACACTCAGGGTCGTTCCGAAGAATACACCCGGGTGTACATCGACGGAGAGTACGGACTGTCCTCAGCCGGTATGCCCGTCTACAAATACTTCCGACCCGACTACCACATGGCTAAGGAGCGGCTGCGCCCGATTGTCAATGGCGTTCGCCCTGTGGTGGTTGGCATGGACTTGGGCCTTACGCCAGCCGCAGTGCTCGGACAGCAAGACCCCCGAGGACGTGCACTGATACTTGACGAGGCTGTTAGCTTTGATATGGGTATCCAGCGGTTCGTGCGAACTATACTGAAACCGCTGCTTTACGAACGCTTCCCCGGGGTGCCGGTCATTGTGGTCACTGACCCCGCAGGGGTGCAGCGGGCACAGACGGACGAGCGCAGTGCTGTCGATATTATCCGGGCTGAAGGTTTGAAGGTAATGCCTGCGCGAACCAATAACCCCACGGCGCGGATCAGTGCGGTTGATGAGTTCCTGATGCGTCAGGTAGATGGTGACCCAGCGTTTATTGTTGACCCTCGGTGCACACATCTCAAATCCGCCATGATGGGGGGCTATCGGTATAAACCCCGCGGGGATGGTGATATTGACAAAAATAAATCCTCACACGTCGCAGAAGCTTTACAATATCTAATGTTGCATATTGGTAATGCCCAAGGGGCTATGTTGTCGCAACGGCGTGATATCCGGGCGGTTGCTTCAACGGGGTGGACTTGATACAATGAACCCGCTTTCTTGCTTTCTTTGTTGGTTGTCACCCCCTTGCTCCCGGCGCACTACTTGTGCCGGGGCTTTTTTTATGCTACACATACGACAACTTGTTGACTGCTAGGAGAACGACATGGGTAAAGGATTCACGATTTACTCGGATAACCTGAAGATGAACACGGCGGAATTGCCGCAAACTCCGGGGTATGCAGATGGTGGCATGGTGCTCGGGGATGACATGATGTATCTCATGGAGCGACCACCTGCTACAGTTACAGAAGCACTTGTCCGTAAAGCATCTGAGGAGCAGCGCCGCCAAGAAGCAAAGGCGCGGGCAGATGAAGAATCGGCGAAGAAGCGCAAAAAAACTGATGGGGGGATGTAAGGAACCCTCATGGCTGGTTTGACTTTCCTTCGGGTCGTCAGTAATGACGAGTTAGTGAAGCAAGAGCAAGAGCTTGCTGCGCAGGCGCTTGCTGAGCGTCAGAACCAGCCTATGATTCTTGGGCTGACTGCGTATGTCCGCGAATGTTGGGACGCCGCACGAATCGCCAAACGCCCCATTGAGCAAAAGATGCTCAAGGC